TACACAGTCAGCGCCCTCGATCTGACGTGGGGACAATATGAGGCACTTTCATCATCTGCCCCAGCTATCCAAGCAGAATATTTAGAGAATGCCGCAAGTCTCCGTGAGTGCCTAGACAGTATCCCCAGCACCAGAATCGCCCTCAACACAGGATATGCCAGCCTGTTGCAGTTTGCCTCGGACAATTTCGGAACAGATTTCTCGGCAACCATCACCGAAGAGTTCCCCCGCGGAGAAGGTACCCGCTATCTCAACATGGAACCCCCGGCGTCTATCCACGACGAAAGAGACAACAAAGCTGCTGTAGATGCCATGGCCGCCGGCAGCGCTAGCGTCGAAGACACCGCGGCACTCGATGCCGCGAGAGCATCCGCACTAAAACCTTATATGATAGATGTCGTCCCCACCGACAATGCATTGCTCCCATATCCGAATTATCCCGGACTGTGGACTTCAGATCCCGCTGGCTATAACACTAATACCAGATATTCACCCGGCTCCTCGCAAGAGTCATTTACCCCCGGCACAGTCCGGAACACCACGCCTACTACCGAAACACCTGCCGATTATCCAATAGGCTGGGCGACCGCAATTGCTAGTGGGCTATCTAATATTAGCCGCGCCATGGCGGTGTTAGAAGATGCTCCCTCATACGAGACCTATGAAGAGAGGGGAGATAACTCGCCTTACGAAAATACCGTTTACGCTATCGCTCCGCTGGTTTTCCGAGTAGGAACCCGAGAGACTGTAGATCTTGGCTTTTCCAGATCTCTTGGCCGGTGGAAAACAGTCAGTGACGAACTTGGAATTGATCAATCGCCCGAAGCCGGCTTTTATGGTATTTTGTTAGGCGCCTCTAAAATTGGTACTGAAAACTTGCAAGCCGCCGCGGAACTGTTTGAGACTTTCGATGCCGATTTCGCGGCAAAAATAACCGCTTTTGCGGGTGCGTATGCCAATGTTGTCGAGCGCCTAGCAGCGACTATAGGTTGTCAAGTCAAAGCTTTTGCTAAAGATGCAAAAACAGATAAAGAAGTAGAAGACCTTCTTACTAGTGCTCTAAACCCCGTCACCAACACCGGCGACCCGGTTCAAGACGCGGCACGCATCTATGGTATGAACCGGGTTATTAGCAATTTCCGAGTCCAGAACATTGCCGAAACCGCCACAGTTATAGAAGAATCCACCGACAAAAGAAACATTTTATTTAAAGAGCAGTGTTTTCTCTTAAATTATATTAATATTTTTATTAATCAAAAAATCAAAGAAGACATAACCCTTCGAAAAAAGCGCTTGCCATATGTAGCCTCTGGTGCTTATACCGCGCTCGGCGCTATCCCCACTCCTGCTCAACCCGCAAATAACGCGAGCCTTCTGGTTTCTGGAGATGCTTATGGCTTTTTAAACAAGCTGACGTTAAATCCAAAGCTCAAGCGTCTAGTCAATATTGAAAATAGCGAGTTATCTCTTCTCCAGCCTTCAATAAGGCTTTATAAAGTGGTATATGATGAGTTTGGTGATGATGATTATCAAGTGGAGATGAAGTTTGATTCACATTTCACGGCGGATGACTTAACTAATTTCGGCGCCGATGCTGGTGCTCGCGGTGTGGGTGCAGGCATCAAAAGCTTTGTGTTCTCTTATGAGGGAAGCAACCCGTTCGCGATCAAGAAGAGCATCAAAGCAAATCTTAAGATCTTTGGATCTAATTTCCGTGAGTTTGTGCGAGAGCGGGCCGGCTCCGCCATTCGACTTGATAATGGCGCGCGGAATCGCCGCGCGCGCAAATATAAATATGTAGACCTGGCTCTTAAGACCGGTCGTGGAGATCACCCTGGTACAACGGTACCTTCCGGGTCATGCGGTGACACAATTGATGTCAATGAGCAAAACGAAAACCTCGCAGACTTAAACTTCAGATTAAGAGCCGAAGTCGGCTGGGCGGTACCATCCGAAAACAATATGCACATCAGCGCCGAATTGCTCGCAGCTATAGAATCAAGTTTTGTTACTCTCAATTTAACCCCAACGGTGCATAACTTTGATTTCGACGAATCCGGACAAGTGGTGATGAATATCAACTATTTGGCGTATATAGAAGAGTTTTTTGATAATAAAAATTTCAATATCTTTGCCGGCGCCGTATCCCAGCAGCCCTCGGTACCCGGGGAACCCCTTGTGACACTCGAGAGACTCCGAAGATCTATGGCACTAAAAGAGGTGGCTCGAAAATGTACTGACAGTAACACTGTTGCGGAAGTGAAAGAGGACTTTAAGATCTTGGTAGCAGCCGATCAGCGCTCCTCACTCGAATACCTCACAACGTCGTTAATCGCGGCAGGCGAGATTCACTACCTGACAATGCCATATGAACAGTTGAGAGGATACCTTCTCAACAATGACGCCGCCGCCACCGCGGCTGTCGCAGCGCTTGTCAGCGCCCCTGGTTCTTTTGGCGCATCGCAAGCCGCACTGGAGAGTTCGATTACTAGCGGACTAGCCTCGTTTGAGACCCAGGCTGGATCAGCGTCGGACGATCCAGAAGCAGGAGAGCCGGCAAATGATGCTATTGCTGCAGCCCTGTTGGCAACGCCACAATCAGGCGAAACGGTGGCTTATTTCTATCTTGGCAGGTTAATCGATATAATTTTGAAGAATATTGACGACGAATTGAAAGCCCTTTCTGGCACCGGCAGCCCGCTGACAGCAATAACCGAGCACAAACTCCCATCCGGAACAGACATTCCTATCACACACAAAACCCGCAGCCAGAAAAAGAAAGAACTGGAGATCGCGCTAGCCAATTTTAAAAGATTGAGAATAGTATTGGGCCCTGTAGAGTTCGTAAACGCCCCTTCCCGTGGCTCCTCACAGGTAACAAATGCCACATTTGGCGATCTTCCCATTTCCGTAAAGTATTTTGTTGAATACATGACAGATAAGATGCTCAAGAAAGAGGATACCTTTTATTCTCTTACAAAATTTTTGAACGATATAATGAATGAGTTCGTTCGTGATTTCTTGAATAGTAGAGAATGTTTCAGAAATGTTAAAAACAAAGTCCGAGCGCAACAAACTTCTTTGACTAGTTGGTCCCCGAGTTCGGATTATGACGTGCTTGAGATGAAAATAGCACAGACCGGCTACCCCCCAGCCAATAGTGGAAACATCATAGATCTTCGGAATGCCGCCACAATCCAACAAGCCCTTTCCAATGCTCCGCGGCGCCGCGCCCGCATTGACGAATTGCAAAATATTAGAGGACACCAGCTTGACCCGGTTTTGAATCTTTCGGGTCCCCCAGGCGCCCGAACTATGATAGAGCCAGATCAAGAATTTAATTATTTTGTTTATTTTGCTGGACAAATACAACCTCTGGATAAAATGAGAGGGAAAAGAGGAGAAGATGAAGGTCGCGGCATTTTCCACTATATGTTGGGGCGCGATAAAGGATTAATTAAGAATATCTCACTCTCTAAAACGCAAACAAGGGGGCTCGCTGAAGTCCGTTTTGAGCAGGACGGGTATGATGGGCTACGGCAATTAAGGGTGGTTTATGACGTTGAAATCGACTCATATGCAAACATAAATACCTATCCGGGCACCTATATCTATGTTGACCCATATGGTTTTGACCCGGGCTATAATATCGATAAGATTTCGATGACAGAATTAGGTATTGGTGGCTATTATATGATTATCAGATCTGAACACGAATTTGGAGCCGGAAAAGCTAACACCAAGATTACAGCCAAGTGGGTTAATCAAATTGAACGCGACGGTGCCGCGGCCGAGTGCCAATCCCTGCGCGATCAAAATAGCGGCACGAACGATCCAACCCAAGTTTCACCGGAATGTGAGGGCTTTGCCACAGAAAGAGAGGAGGCAGCAAATGGTGGCGACGACAGCGGATCTGATTGGTGGCCTTTCTGGGACGGCATTCCGGGAATTTAAATTAGGAGTATCAGATGTCTAAATATTTTGCACCAAACAACAGGGAGTCAACAAAAGACCTTTTCCAGAAGAGGTTGTATTACTGGGCCTATGTTACAGATAAATCACCACAAAACGTAATTGATTTTAGTTATGGTGAGAAAGCGCTCTACGGTCGAGTAGGGAGATCGTTCCAGCCGATTGTATTGAAAAAGGGCGCCCTCAAATCCTTGAAAAACCCCCTACGCCGCGAATCACCAATGAGAGCAGTCAACTTTGTGGCGGACATCTTCAATGAAATGTCCCGGCAGTTTGAGAAAAAGGCCACCATGTCACAAATTGCAACAAACGACCCATATTTGAGCAAGTTGGTTGTATACAAGGCACATATATCTCCTCAAAAATTATATCAAGATCATCGACAACGCTATATAGACCAAATCGCAAGGCTTTTCAAGTCCAAGCAGATGCGTTTTTCAAATTTCGAAGAGTTCCTTGAATTATTGATTCCGATTTTAAAAACCAGTTGTCAGACAGCGCGCTTTACCTATCCTGGGTTTATTAAGAGTAGAGATTGTTCGATCATGTCAACGGGACTAGCGATAGAGATAGCTGATTTGAAATATGAGGACGATGACGAGAAAGTAAGAAAGTTCATCAAAAGCAAAAATTGGGATTTTTATATTAACACTTGCAATTCGTATGGATTCATGGTAGACTTAAATACACCCTGGAGAATTGTGGCAGATTTAGAATCAGACGCGATGAAGGAAATTGCGCTGCGATATGGATATTATGGCGTGGATTCTCTTTTCCGAAGAGCCTACGCTAATCCAAATTTTATAGATCTGAAAAACTTTGCTACTACGTTGCTGGCGCTGTATAATTCTTGTAAAGTGTACTCTTATGATAAATTTGAAGATTGCGGAAATGGTAAAACACATGTAAAAAAGGTTTATCCACGCGAATACACTGTCAATGAAATGATACGCGACACTGGAGCGATGAGAATTCTCCGGCTTTATACGTATTTGAGGCTTTTTGAAGAAAAGCCAGAACTCACAGATGCCGCAATGGATGAAATAGTTGGTGAAGTAATATCGCTCACCAACACACAGGGACTTCCGATAGCCCTAACCGTCTATTTAGAAGCGATTATAAATAAAGAGTTTGACAAAATCGGTTCAGTCAGTTATATTAAAAAGGTTAATGAACTTCGCGAAGAGATGGAAATTATGAGAGCAGAAGATACCACAAATCCTTCAAACTATCGCTATGCAAGCATAGCAGCCAAGGAAAAATCAGAATGGGGAGGGAATCTCATTCCTGAAGATCTACTTCCCGAAGACGAACAAGCTATTTTGGACTAAAATGTACTTTCAATCGATTGATGATAAATCCGAATGTATTGGGGTGTATGTGGACGGGCAACTACATTTTGACAATTTTCCGGCTGATTTGACCCACACTTGGCGTTACACAGGCTCGGCTGTTGACGCCGATGTAGAATATGCGTGGCTATACGCCAACGGCGCAACATTGGCCCAATGCTGCTCTGAAGAGCATTCAGAGGAGCTATCCGCTACCGAGCGCAGATTACGCGCATATATGAAGACATTCAAAATCGCAAAAGTCAATCTAAATGATCATTGCATTTTCGATCTCGTCCCTCATGACTTCTTAAAACGCTTTTGCGAGATTAAAACACAAATCACAGAACACGTTTTTGATTCTTACGAAAAACCAAAGAACTACCAGCACCTGTGCGACGTCGAAAAACTTCTCTATAAGATAAGGTACAATAGGCTCAATTTGAGTACCGATGGTTGCCGTCATTTGATGCTTTCGACTATAGAGCGCAATAAAGCGCAAGAACTGGTCAAGAACTATGCCTACATTGACTACAACCTGTTTGGTACCGTCACAGGGCGCCTCACAACCCGTCCCGGCTCGTTCCCCATACTAACAGTTAAGAAAGAGTTTAGGAAGCTCCTGAAGCCAAAGAACGACCTTTTTGTGGCATTAGATTATAATGGCGCTGAAGTGCGTATGTTTTTGGAGTTATCTGGCGAGGAACAGCCCGACTACGACATTCACGACTGGAATGCTAAGAATGTGTTTGCCAACACTTTGACTCGGGATGAGGCCAAAGTTGAGTTCTTTAGTTGGCTCTACAACTCAATAGATCACCCGGAACTTAATGAAATCTACAATAAAGTAAAAATCCTCGAGGCCCGGTATGATGGAGAGTTTGTTACTACGCCATATGACCGCAAAATAGCGGTGGACGACTTTAGGGCGCTCAATTACCTGATTCAGAGTTCAACGTCAGATCGCGTTCTTTCCAAGGCGGTTATTATAGACAAAATGCTAGAAGAGAGAAAATCTTTTGTTTCTCATATACTTCATGATGAAATTGTGATAGACTTTAACAATGAAGACAGAGATATTATAATGGAAATTAAGGAAACATTTGAAGATGGCTTCCTTAGTTCAATAAAGGCTGGTACGGATTATTTCGAACTGAAAGAGTTGGATCTATGATTGTAGTTGGACTGGGTAACGCCGCTTCCAAAATAGTAGAGAATTTCAAAGCAGTCGACAATTATAAAGTCTATCAGCTTAATAGTTCAGTCGAGCGCACCTCTAAATATAAATTTAGATTGAAGCGCCACGAAGAAGCGGAAGAATACGAGCAAAATATCCCAAATCTTAAAAAGTTTTTTAGTGAAATCAAGGGACGAGTGCAATTCTTTGTCGTGGGCTCGTCAATGAGTTCTAATTATGCGCTCGGAGTTATAGAGCAGCTTAAACACGCCGAGGTAGAGTTATTTTACATCAAGCCTGATGGAGAGCTTCTCACGGGCATGCCGAAGTTAGTAGATAAAGTGGTATTCAGCGTGATCCAGGAATATGCACGATCGGGGCTCTTGAAGTCAGCAACACTGATTAGCAACGAATTGCTCGAAAACCATCTCGGAAACGTCCCTATTAAGAAGTATTACGCCACGCTTAATCACACTATTTTCTCAACTGTTCATTATCTAAACTTCTTTGAGCACAATGAGCCGGAAATCGGAATGGTCTCGCGGCCCCTTGATATTTGTCGAATTAGAACCATCGGTTTACTTAATATGAAGAATTTAGAAGAAAAATGGCTTTTTCCACTTGACATGGACCGCGATGTATGTTATTATATGTGTATAAACAGGGATAAGTTGGAGAACGATGGAACGCTTCACAAAAAGTTGGTCGATTTGCTCAAGCAAAAACCAAGGAACGCTTTCCGAAAAATTTCGTATGCGATTTATGAAACTGAATTTGATGATTTTGGGTTCTGCGTTGCCCTTACTAACGTAGTGCAAAAATACGCTTGACAAGCTACGTCAAGTGTGTCATAATAAGGCAATAAGGAACGCTTGTTGCTAACTCATTCAACACAAAGGAGAAAAAATGGGTATTGATATGGAACTGATGCGGCGTAAGCTTGCATCCCTTCGAGGAGAAGGAAACGGAGATAACACTCCATCAGTCTGGTTTAAACCGGACGAGGGCGATACGGACATTCGTATCGTTCCAACAAACGACGGGGACCCCCTCAAGGAGATGTCTTTCCACTATAATGTGGGCGAACATCGTGGTGGTGTTCTTTGCCCGAAACGTAATTACGGCGAAGCATGCCCCATCTGCGAGTTCGCTTCCGCTTTATGGCGCGAAGGGACCTCCAACAACGACGAGGACAGCAAGAATCTTGCAAAGTCACTTTTCGTGCGTCAACGTTATTTCTCGCCTGTGGTAGTCCGCGGTCGTGAAGACGAAGGCGTCAAGGTCTATGGATACGGAAAGAAGGCTTATGAACTTCTTCTGGGCTATATCCTCGACCCAGAGTATGGTGATATTACCGATTCCGACGAAGGAACCGATATCACCCTCACATACACCAAGCCTAATAAGCCTGGTGCTTATCCACAAACGAGTCTGAAGATGCGCCGAAACACATCCCCCCTGCTCGCTGACACGGAATCCATCCCTGCCCTCCTGGATCGTGTCCCGGAGTTCGAAACCCTATTCGAACGCCTGACAAGCGATCAAGTAGGCGCGATTCTAGATGAACAACTCTCCGGCGATGGTTCTGCCGAGAGCCGTTCCAAAGAGACTACAAAATACTCCGCCAAGCCGACGAATGATGTTGACAAGGCGTTTGAGGAATTGATGTCCTAGGATAACTAGGCTTTAGTTTGTGGAAACCGCCGGCAGACCGGGAATAAATAGTCTGCCCCCCTTTTTAAACACAGGCACTCCTATGGCTGCGAAAGCTCAAGATTCTATTCGCGAAACTAAGCAAAAACTCCGATTTGGATTTGGTAAAGAAGAGCATAAGAGAGACGAAAAATATGATGCCTTCTATGGCATGCCAATCGACTTTAAGACCAGAAACACCTCGCGCGGCGCCGTTTCTACAAAAAGAAAGTTTAAATTTGAAACCTTGAAAGAGTGGGAGAATACCCTTATTGTCGTCTCCGATTATGAAATAAAGGAAGATATTCTTCAACAAGATTATCTCATTTTTCCAGAAGCCCTAGAAGAGTGGCGACGTGAAGTTTATAGAAAGTTGTGCCACCAAGATCGCGCATCTTATTATTGTCTGGATGAGGTCGACCTGCTGCGAGATGATCTGGTAAATTCAGGAGGATATAAGCCCGAACACGATAGAATTTTTGAAAAACTAAAAATCCAGATGCACCTCAATGATCCAGCGATCCCAAAGCGGCTTTTTTCGACCGAGGGTCGAGAAATGACTATACAAGGGAGAGTTATAAAAACTAAATACCCCGAAAGTTTTATAAAAGTCCCGGACAATGTTGACAAGAAGGTTTTTTTGCGAGAAACTATAGACAAATATTTAAAGGAGAAATAAATGCCACCGCGCCCAAAGCCTACCCTAGAATTAATGGTACTATATAAGTGAAGACACCATTACGATACCCCGGCGGCAAAACACGAGCAGTTAAGCACATTTTGCCGCTGATTCCAGATGATGTTGAGCGGGTGTGCTCTCCGTTTTTCGGAGGTGGCTCCGTCGAGATGGCACTAGCCAACAAGGGAATCAAGGTATTCGGCTACGACAAGATGAAGCAACTTGTTTGGTTTTGGAACGCCTTATGTGGGGACAACGAACGCTTGGCTGACGAGGTAGAGAGCCTCCGTGAAACTTTCGTTGATCGCAACGGCAACAGCGTTGTCGGATGCTCCAAAGAATCATTTCAGAGCTTTAGAGAGGATCTTAAGACTGATTCATTCATGTTCAGCTATGAGCGCGCAGCCAAGTTCTACGCCATCAATAGATCGAGCTTCTCCGGAGCAACATTTAGCGGCGGCTGGTCAGAGAAAGCTGCAACAGCACGATTCACAGATAGTTCAGTTCAGCGCCTTCGGGATTTTAAGCCGGAAAACTTCCGAGTCGATTATGCAGACTTCGAGGATGCCATTCTAAACCACCCCAAAGCCTTCCTCTATTTAGACCCCCCTTACATGCTTAAAACCAGTCAGAACTCACTATACGGCGTTAACGGCGACCTCCACAAAGGCTTTGAGCACGAGCGGCTTCATTCTATCTTATCAACACGAGATCGGTGGGTTATGTCATATAATGACTGTGAGGAGATTAGAGAAATGTATAAAGACTATGAAATTATCACAGCAGAATGGACCTACGGGATGAACAAAAGTAAGAAATCTTCAGAAATTATCATAACCAACTTGCCACCGCGCGAACATTGTGTTATACTAAATGAAACCAAAGGAGTAAGTGATGGCACGTAAAGTAAAATCTAAAAACAAGCCTGGAAAGGTATCGATGCAAGACTTGATGAGTCTTGTTAACAAAAAGGCAGGGGTAACTGTCGCACACAATTTGTCGGGAGACAACCCCACCGAAGTAAAGCAGTGGATCCCCACAGGTTCTCGATGGCTCGATTCTATTGTTTGCAAGGGGCAATTATCAGGCATTCCAGTAGGGAAACTTACAGAGATAGCAGGGCTAGAATCAACTGGTAAATCTTATATGGCTGTCCAGATCGCAGCAAATGCCCAAAAGATGGGTATGATGGTGGTATATTTTGATTCTGAATCCGCAATTGACCCAACCTTTATTGAGCGCGCTGGGTGTGATTTAGATCGCCTCATGTATGTTCAGGCAGCTTCGGTTGAGTTCGTTCTGGAGACAATTGAAGAAATCCTAGGAGCGACAGAGGAGCAGATGCTCTTTATCTGGGATTCGCTAGCATTCACTCCCGCAGTATCAGACGTAGAAGGCGACTTCAATCCACAATCTTCGATGGCAGTGAAAGCACGCATTCTTGCAAAGGGGATGTCTAAATTGGTTATTCCGATCGCGGACAAAAAGGCGACCTTCTTGGTTCTCAACCAACTAAAGACTAATATCCCTCAAGGTCCGATGGCGCGACAAATTGCGATGGTAACGCCGTATACCACTCCTGGCGGTAAGGCTATGCACTATGCATATTCGCTGCGCATCTGGCTAACAGGCAGGAAGGCGAAGGCCGCCTTTGTTGTTGATGAGAAGGGTTTTCGCATTGGTTCTGAAGTTAAGATTAGACTTGAAAAGTCGCGTTTTGGAACACAAGGTCGCTCTTGCGCATTCCGCATTATGTGGGGAACCGATGACATCGGCATTAGAGATGAGGAGTCGTGGTTTGACGCCATTAAGGGCTCTTCTTGTTTGACCAGCGCTGGAGCTTGGTATACACTCAAGATGCCCGACGGGTACACTAAAAAGTTTCAGCCATCTAAGTGGACTGAATTAATTACATCTGACGATGAATTTAAAGGTAATGTCGTGCGTCTAATGGAGGAGGAGATCGTGCAAAAGTTCGATCGCCGAGAAGGAACAGCCGACACATTCTACGCAGATCCAGAAGATCTAACCGTCCCAGTAAAGGATTAAACAAAATGAAACTATTAGCAACTGTAATTTTTTGTGCTTTAATGAGCGGGTGTGCAGCACATGCGCATCAGCCTGTACCACGCCCGGGCGTACATGCCCACGTGCAAGTTAAAGCATGGGTATGGGTAAACGGACACTATCGCCATGGACACTGGGTAAGGGGGCATTGGACAGTTCGACATGTCCGCCCTCACCTCATTGAGAGAAATCCTCATCGGTATGCACGCTACCGTTCTGGGCGCCCAAATAGTCCGCCGCCAAGGCGACACCGCAGACGTTAAAAAAAAGTACTTGACATTGCCTCCCAAATTTAGTATACTATAAATATGGGAGGCATTCTTGTCTTTATTGGGCGAAGAGTACAAGTACTCGACATCGGCTGACAAGCACCACACTTATAGGGGTCGAGTTGGGCGGTACATGGATCTGGCACGTCGTGTTGCTCAACAATCCGCTTTCGACGGCCCCCGTCATGGAGCAGTCTTGGCAAGAGGAGCATCTGTAATCAACGTATCGAAGAACAAAAACAACTTTTGTTCTTTTGGTCGTCGTTTTCGCAAGGGTGACATCCAGCCAGGACATTCCACAGTTCACGCAGAACTTGGGAGTATCCTAGGAATTGACCGTCGCAAGACGGAAGGGGCAGACATATATGTGGCTCGTGTTGGCAAGAAAGGTGATTTCAAAATGTCAAAACCCTGTCCTATGTGCGAATCTGCTCTTCGGCACGTGGGAATTCGCAGAGTCGTCTACACCATTAACAATAAAATAGCAGGAAGCTACAGACTATGAACACCACTTGTACAGGCATCGCCAGAGGGATACAAAAAAATGATAACACAAACACAACCTACTAAACCCATCAAAGCACCAAACCCAGTATTATTGCTTGGAAAACATAAATACCCAATTGGCGGAGACCAAATGAAACGACTATTAATTGTTGACGCACTAAACGCTTATTTAAGGGCGTATATTGTAGATCCATCCCTGTCAACCCATGGACAACCCATCGGCGGACTAAAAGGCTTTATTAAAATCCTTCAAAAGCTTGTGAGGATGACAAAGCCCGATCAAATTATGATTGTGTGGGACGGACCAAACGGATCCGCCAAACGCAAGATTATGGACAAGAACTATAAGGCCGGCCGCAAGCCAATCCGGCTTAATCGCGCCTTTCACAATCTTACGGATAACGAAGAGCTACAGAACAAAATTTGGCAACAATCTCGAATTATTGAATACTTGAACGAGATGCCTATTATCCAGTTTATGCTTCCAGAGATCGAAGCAGACGACGTTATTTCTTATGCAACCCAGATGTCTTATTACAAAGGCTGGCAAAAGATCATTGTTTCCAACGATAAAGACTTTATGCAGTTATGTGACGATGAGACTGTCCTTTGGCGCCCCACCAAAGATGAAGTCCTCAACACTAGTCGCATTGTAGAGCAAACAGGTGTTCATCCGACTAATATGGCACTTGCTAGAGCCATTATTGGCGATGCATCCGACAATCTTCCGGGCGTTAAGGGCGCCGGGTTTGCCACGGTGGCCAAGCGCATCGGTTTTCTGGCAGAGAGCGACACGCACACTATCGACAACGTAATGGATCACTGTGAACTCAAATTGGAGAAGAACAAGTTGAAGTTTTATAGCAATGTGGCAGAGAATAGGGAGCTTATCGAACACAACTATAAAATGATGCAACTATATTCTCCTGTAATGTCGATTCAATCGAAAAACATAGTAACACAAGGCGTTGAGAATTTTGAATTTGGACTTAACCGTACAGAAATCATAGGGATGATGAGGGAAGACGGTTTCGGCGAACTGAACTGGGAAGACTTAAGGGTAAACTTAAACCGAATTGTGAACGAAAACTAATATCGCTAGCGGGCAAAAACTTTAAGTTTTGACTTGACATTTCGGACAAATCAGTTATACTTATTATAAAGAGAGGGCATTGATGACAACACAAGAAGCAGGCTTTGGAAGGTATGGGAAATCCTTCCAAGAAGGCCTCGTCCAGCTGATCTATGAAGATCGACCATTCGCTGATCAAATTACGGAAGTGTTAAATGGGGACTTCCTAGAGTTGGACTATCTTAGGATCTTCTTGCGCAAGATCACAGACTACCGCGATAAGTATAGTCGCCACCCCTCGGTGGAAGCGATCGCCACCATTCTTAAAACTGAATTAGATGAAGAAGAAGAGGTCCTTCAACGTCAGGTGCGCGAATATTTCCTGCGCATTCACAATCGAGAACTGACCGATGTAGAGTTCATTAAAGAAACTTCTATTGACTTCTGTCGAAAGCAAAATCTAAAAGAAGCAATGCTAAAGTCGGTTGGGCTCCTTCAAAATTGTTCTTTTGATGAGATCTCAACAGTCATTAATGACGCTTTAAAGTTGGGATCCGAGAACAACTTCGGCTATGACTATATGGCTGATTTTGAAGCTCGTTTTGTGCCCCGATATCGCCGACCTTGCACGACAGGCTGGAAAGAGGTCGATCAGATCTGCGGAGGAGGCTTGGGAAAAAGCGAGCTTGGAGTGGTGGTTGCGCCAACAGGCGCCGGAAAGAGCATGGTACTCGTACATCTAGGCGCCCAAGCAATCAAAGAGGGAAAGACAGTAATTCATTATACAATGGAGCTTCAAGACACTATCATCGCTACTCGATATGACAGTTGTATTACAGGATACCCACTTTCAGATATCATAAATTTTAAAGAAGAAGTATACGACGAAATTAAAGATTTAGACGGAACGTTGATCGTCAAGGAATATCCGACAAAATCGGCTTCGACTGCGACTATTAAAGCGCATATCGCCAAGCTTATAAAGCGAGGTATAAAGCCCGGAATGATTATTGTGGACTATGCGGACCTTTTAAGGCCGACTGTAATAAGAAAAGAGAAAAGAAGCGAATTGGAATCTATTTATGAAGAGTTGAGAGCCATTTCAACTGAATGCCAATGTCCGGTATGGACAGCCTCTCAAACTAACAGATCGGGACTGAATGCAGAAGTAATCACAATGGAGCAAATATCCGAAGCATTTAACAAGTGCTTCGTGGCTGACTTTATCTTTTCTATTTCGCGAACTATCGAAGATAAGCAAAACAATCTTGGCAAGATGTTTATTGCAAAAAATAGAAACGGACCGGACGGAATGGTGTATAATATCTTTATGGACACTTCGAACGTTTCGATTAAGGTCTTGCCGCCCCAGACAGTTAGTACTGTAAATGGAAACACGGTGAGAACAGGTCCGCCGGTACTTGGACCACGAATGCAGCAGCAGTTACTGAAAGACAAATACAACAAATTAAAAGGAAAACGCTAATATGAGAACACTTGAAAACATCCGTCGGTTTAGATTATCGGACACGTTTATCGAACCTTATAAATCTGCAGATGTGCCTTGGGGACCTGTCGGTTATGTTACTTTTAAGCGTACTTATGCCCGCCGATTAAGCGAGTTCAATGCTGGGACCCCTGGCACCGAAGAGTGGTGGCAGACCTGTCGGCGCGTTATCGAGGGTATGTTTAACATGCAAAAGCAGCACGTTTTCATGCTTGGACTGGAGTGGAACGACGCCAAAGCACAGGCTACTGCAAAAGACGCCTTTGATCGGCTTTTCGCTCTCAAGTGGACTCCCCCGGGCCGCGGACTGTGGATGATGGGTACCAAATTCGTTGAAGAGCGCACTGCTGCTGGTCTTTTCAATTGTGCTTTCCGCTCCACTCGTGATCTTTCTACGAAAGGTGGATATCTTTTTGCGTGGATGATGGATGCGCTAATGCTGGGAATCGGCGTGGGTTTTGATACCGAGGGTACAAGCACTGTTACTATTCGAGAACCCGAATACACCAACGACACCCACATTATTGATGACTCTCGCGAGGGCTGGGTCAACTCGGTTCACATGCTTCTTGATGGCTTCTTCTTTGGCGATAAGGTACCCAAGTTTGACTACTCTGCTATTCGTCCCGAGGGCGCTCTTATTAGAGGGTTTGGTGGAACATCTAGCGGTTATGGTCCCTTGAAGGAGCTACACGACAACCTTACAGCACTCTTTTCAGCCAAGATTGGCGAACCCATCAGTTCGGTTGATATTGTAGACACAGAGAATCTTATCGGTCGGTGTGTGGTGGCTGGTAATGTTCGCCGATCTGCGGCATTAGCAATGGGTCACCACCGAGACAAAGAATATCTTCAAATGAAGAACGACCAAGAGAAGCTATATCATCACCGCTGGGGTTCAAACAATTCCTTCAATGCGGAGGTAGGCATGGACTATACATGGCACGCAGAACAATCACAGAAGAATGGAGAGCCCGGCTATATTTGGCTGAACAACGCCCGCACACATGGTCGTTTTAAAGATGGGCTGAAATATGATGATGTCAACGTTGCTGGCTTTAACCCTTGCGTAGAACAGCAATTGGAAGACGCAGAGCTTTGCTGCCTAGTTGAGACTTTTCCTGCCAAGCACGACGACTATGAAGACTATTTGAAGACCTTAAAGATTGCATACTTGTATGGAAAGACTATTACGCTATCGAACACACATTGGCCAGAGACTAACGCCAAGATGTTGAAGAATCGCCGGATCGGACTTTCTCAATCTGGCGTAGTTCAAGCGTTTAACAAATTCGGTCGCCGCGCCATGCTTGACTGGTGCGATAATGCCTATAGCCACATTAAGGCTCTAGATGAAGAATATTCCAACTGGCTTTGTATTCCCAAGTCTGTAAGGATGACGTCAATTAAGCCATCTGGCACAGTGTCGTTGCTTAACGGCTCTACACCCGGAATCCACTTCCCAGAGAGTGAGTACTACATCCGGCGAATTCGTTTCTCCAAAGACAACGGACTAGTTGAGCCACTTAGAGAGGCTGGATATAAGATAGAAGATGATGCCTATTCTCCAAATACATACTGCATCGAATTTCCTGTATGTGAGCCTCATTTTTCAAGAAGCAAAAAGACGGTTTCGATGTGGGAACAGCTGGAGATGGCTGCACAATATCAACATTACTGGGCAGACAATTCTGTATCTATTACAGTGACCTTTAAAGATGAAGAGGCTGAACAACTTAAGAGCGCTCTTGAAATGTACGAGACTCGCCTAAAAGCTGTTTCTTTTTTGCGTTACAAAGATACAGGTTATAAACAGGCTCCCTATGAGTCGATTACTGAAAAAGCTTATAATAAGCTGATTAAGAACATTACCCCTATCCAGCGCGCCAACGTTCAGGAGTCAGGCGCCGGCACTAAATTTTGCACCAACGATAGTTGTGAAATCCAATTCGATAAACCCCAGGAGAAATGATGTTTCAACCAGTCAATAGATATGTCCACATTGTGATAGAGGACGAAAGCGAGAACAAGACAGAAAGCGGCGTTGTCCTTCCGGATGATTTTAAGATTCATGACGACAAGTTTGTATCAGCCCACGTGGTATCATGGGCAGACGATGTGAGGTTCTCAGAGAGGCTATCATCTGGCGCCAGTGTGATTGTAGATAAGTCCATGATCGAGGAAATTAATGTGGACAGCAAGCTATTTACTGTAATTCAAGATAATTACATAATAGGAATTACTGTTACATAATTCGGGGGAATTCGCCCATATGACAATTGACAAGAGCTTTTATAATCAATCATCAGCAGCAAAATTAGGTTGGGAACCATCCTGGTTTGGTGAAAAGTATTATGACGAAAATCTCGTGAGAGCTATTAAAAAATGGCAGAAAGCGCGAAATATTTCGGTTGATGGGTTGTGCGGTCCAATGACGTTCCGTAGAATCTGGACGGAAAGACAAGCACAGATTCACTATCACGAACCGTGTCCGTTAAATTATTCTAATTTTATTGTCTATCAAGGCAACTTTTACCCTATTAAGTGGGACAAAGTGGTGTTGTGGTCGGAGCCCGATGGCTTAAAGGCAAACCCGGGCACATATTATGATTACACTGGGCGCCCAAAGCGGAATATTCGATTGTTTGTGAATCACTGGGATGTCTGTCTCAATTCAACGTCCTGTGCGAGCGTATTAAACAGAAGAGGCATTTCAGTTCATTTCCTAATCGACAACGATGGCACGATTTATCAAACTCTTGATATGCAACATGGTGCATGGCATGCTGGGCACTCTAGATCTAATCGAGCCTCCGTGGGCGTAGAGATATCGAACGCCTACTATCCTAAATTTCAGTCTTGGTATACCGAACATGGTTTTGGTGATCGCCCAATAATTGATAACGCATGGGTTCATTCTGAAAAGCTTGAAAGTTTTCTTGGGTTTTACCCCGCTCAAATAGAGGCAGCCAAAGCCTTGTGGCAGGCGGTTCACAACGCCGCTGGCGTAGAATACAAAACACCGCTTAGTCAAACTGGTGTAACCTCTACTAAATATTGTCAAGATGCTCTCTATGGAAACTTCAATGGTTTTGTGAGCCACTATCATGTTAGTAAGAAGAAAATTGATTGTGCCGGCCTCGACCTCAAGACACTCCTCGCAGAACTCGAAGAATCCGAAGAAGAATAATGAATCGGCAAGTTAGGGGGAGCTATAGCTGTCCATTTTGAACAAATTGTAGTCGGTAGTTCTCTAGAAGCGCTGCTATATGCATTTATACACGAAATGCCAGTCTTTTATAGCACTCCGCACAAGCCTTTTAGGTTTGATCACTTGGATCCGTCCCTTGATCTCACATGCTTAAAAGTGCCACCTCTCACACAGAGCTTAAAAACCCACACCGAAACAAAGATTGTGGGTGTCCCGAAGAATATATTATGGGAACGACTTGTCTTTCTGCTCTCCATACACGGCCACGCACCCTTGTCAGATCGGTGTAAGAGTCTTCGATATGGTGGCGAAAATACCATAACCTTTTCAGACGCATACGCCAAACTGATTGATGTGGAGTTTGACGAATGTTATTACTTTGGTGATGATAATGCAAGCGGTCTGCCAAAAATAGAGCTTGACAACACAAAAACAATATGCTATGATTGGATTGCATTCAATAGGGGAGGGAAGCACGACATCGATCACATCGAGACTGGCGATGATTTTGTAAAAGAGATCTGGTTCTACTCTTCCGATAGGATTGATGGCAAGACACCCGTAAAAGATGCATGCGTTGTTTCGCTTTTGACTCCGGAAGAATTAGAAGACTTTGATTTTTCGGAAACGATGGCGCGGTTTAAAGCCGTAAGCGAAATGGAAATAAGAGGGATGAAAGGGAAATTTAATGGACTCGGACCTAATGGAAAGCCAAAACATTATAAATTTAGAACAACATGTATCACCAGAGGATTGGGTCATTCGACTGCACCGCTTGGCGAGTCCACAACAAAAGCAAAAGTCATTGTACCAGAGGGCGCTAGAGATATTATATTGGATCCAAGACAACTCCTCCAATGTTTACCAAGAAGTACGTCACCATATAAGAAGATATTAGATTATTTAGAATGCACCTAGCAGGAATTATCCCCGTCGCTCAACTTGAGACTGACTACGAATCAATCACCCCGGACGTTTTAACGCTCTTGGAGCCTAGATTTACGGCTATACAAAACGCTGTGATGTCCTGTGCTATGGCCGGCTGCAAGACAATATGGATCGTAGCCAATAACGATTTGGCTCCCATTATTAAGCAGGCAGTTGGGGAGTGGGTTTATGATCCAGTTTACTATAAGCGAGATTTTACCAAGTTTTATTCGAATGTACGCAAAGAAGTGCCTATTTATTACGTCCCAATACACCCAAAAGACTTGGACAAACGAAATTCGTATGGCTGGTCAGTATTACATGGGATATATTCGTCATGGTTTGTGTCTTATAAGATTTCCCGGTGGATTCTGCCAGAAAAATACTTCATAGCATTTCCAATGTCTATATATGATTATCGTATTTTGAGGAAACTTAGACCGCTGATCCAAGACACGAATAAAAACTTTACATTAACATATAACAACAAGACTGTGACAGAAGATCTCCCGATCAGTTTTACAATGAAAGGAGATGACTATTTACAATGTCGCCGCAATATAAACAAGATAACCACAAGGGAATATTTACCCCCTTCACCAGGCTCGCTACCGAGCCAGAGGCGTCCACTCAACGAAAGGTGGTCCGCCAGGTTTTTCGACCTACCCACCGTGTTTCAGAAGCTGAATCTGAAAAAGAGCAATAGACACGAACTAGATTGGTTCTATGATATTAGAGAGTGGGACCAATACCGCAGCTACATGGCGTCAGACAATCGGGTTGCTGTGCCCTACTACGAAATTTACAAACCTCGCACTTACAATCTAGCACCTAAAAAAGAAATCTCAACTTAGTGCTTGCAATCTTGGTGCGTCTGTGTTATATTAAGAGAACATTCGGGAGGGATGAATGACAAGAACCACGTCAAAAATTAAATTTGTTGGGCTACACGCCCATAGCGTTGCAGGATCGATCTTCGACGCGATTGGATATCCACAAGACCACATGGATTTCGCATACGAGAACGGCATGGCTGCTCTCGCGTTAACTGATCATGGAAACATGAACGGGTTAGCTTATCAAGTGATTCATGCCAAGAAGATGCGCGCCGAAGGCAAGGATTTCAAGCCCATCTTCGGGGTCGAGGCCTATTTCACCACATCTGTTAAGGAGTGGAGAGAGGCTTATGATGAAGCCATGGCAGACAAGAAAAGAGCCCGGGCCACCAAAAAGACGACCCAATCAGGTGCCACAACAGAGGATGAGGGAGATACAAAAGCCTCCCAGCCGATCCTTAAGCGCCGGCGCCACTTGATCCTCCTCGCGCAGAACCAAACTGGATTGAACAACTTGTTCAAGCTAGTCTCGAAGAGCTACACAGAAGAATACTTCTATAGATACCCACGAATGGACTACGACCTCCTTCGAGAGCACTCGGAGGGCGTTATCGCTGCGTCTGCGTGCTTGGGAGGGGTGTACGCCGGCAACTACTGGGAGAACCGAGAGGAGGGCTCTGAAGCCGTCCTAGAGGCTATGCGCGAAACCACCCGCGAAATGGTGTCAATCTTTGGGGATCGCTGGTACGCAGAGTTACAGTGGAACAACATCCCGGAACAACACGAGTTGAATCAATACGTTATTGAGATCGCTAAAGAATTCGGACTTAAGCTGATCTCCACAGCAGATAGTCACTACCCCACCCCAGGCTCATGGAAAGACCGGGAGATGTATAAGCAGCTTGGTTGGCTTGGAAAAGGCAAGCCATCATGGAAGACGGACGAAGGCGAAGACGAAAGCGTTCTCCCTGAATCAACTGACGTCATTGGTTATGAACTTTACCCAAAGAATGGCGATCAGATGTGGGAGTCATACAAGAAGTATTGCGCCTTGCAGGGAACAGAATATGACGACGAACTTGTGCGACAAAGCATAGAGCGAACACACCAGATCGCTTATGAGAGGATCGAAACCTTTCTGCCAGATACGACGGTGCGTCTCCCAGACTTTGTTGTTCCTGAAGGTCTGACGGCAACACAAGCCTTGTTCCGCGCCGCCACTGGCGGATTAGAGGCACTCGGGTTCCATGAGAATGAAGAATATACCGCACGCCTAAAGCGCGAGCTTGATGTTATCGATGATCGTGGGTTTTGCAAGTACTTCTTGACAATGAAGGCGATCGCTGACACCGCAACAGACATGATGCTTACTGGACCCGGCCGAGGATCGGCTGCCGGCTCACTGGTTGCGTATGTGTTGGGTATCACCCAAGTTGATCCAATTAAATATGGACTCCTATTTTCACGATTCTTGCGTTCAGACGCCACAGACTATCCAGATATCGATTATGACATATCAGATAGCATGGTGATCAAAGAGAAGCTAGTTGACATGTGGGGGAAGGATTGTGTTGCCCCTATTTCCAACTGGAACACTTTGCAATTGCGCAGCTTGATCAAGGACATCTCTAAACTTTATGATATTCCTTTTACAGAGGCTAACACCGTTACTTCTGTTATGATCCGCGAAGCCACTCCCGAAGCAAAGAAGAAGCACGGGATCCGAGCAGGTATCTATGCGCCCACTTGGGAAGAGGTGATGGAGTTTTCGCCATCGCTCCAAAAGTATTTGAATAAATACCCCACAGTTAAGGCACATGTTGAAGGCCTCGTCGGACAAGTTCGCTCCTGCAGCCGTCATGCTGGCGGTGTGGTTATTGCCGAGGAACTGGACCGTAGCATGCCGCTAATCAATAGTGGGGGTGTTCGTCAGGCTCCATGGGCAGAAGGACAGAACGTTCGACACCTAGAGCCGATGGGTTTCATTAAGTTCGATTTGCTTGGGCTCTCCACTCTCAAGATGATGGAGGGTTGCATCGAGCACATCTTGCGCCGCCACCACGGGGTTGCGGAGCCAACATTCGCCCAGGTCCGCGAATATTACGAAAAAACCCTCCACCCAGACAATTTGGATTTCGATAACCAGGAGGTCTATGAGAATGTTTTCCACGCTGGCAAGTGGGCTGGTATCTTCCAATTCACAGAGCAGGGCGCCCAAGGCTTCTGCAAGCGCGCCAAGCCGAATAGCATTGTTGACATCTCTGCAGTTACTTCTATCTTCCGACCGGGACCCCTGTCGGCGGGTGTTGATGCAGATTATGTAGAGGCAAAAAATCACCCCCATCGCATTTCATATATCTCGGAGGCTGCACAGGAAATCACCGAGGAGACTTATGGTTTCCTTATTTTCCAGGAGCAAATCGCCTTGTTGGCTCACAGGCTTGGCGGACTGACCCTCGATGAGGGCAACATGCTTCGCAAGGTATTGACCAAGAAGGGCACCGGCAAGAATAGCGTTAAGGGAAAGCTTCATGATAAGTTTATCAATGGCTGTGCTGCGAACGGTATTAACGTTGATGTCTCTCAAGGGCTCTGGGATAAGTTCGAGTTCTTCTCCGGCTATGGCTTCAATAAATCACACGCCGTGTCTTACAGCATCATCTCGTTCCAGTGCGCATGGCTGTGGAACTACTATCCCGCAGAGTGGATGGCAGCGTTCCTCGACAAAGAGCCAGAGAGCAGAAAAGAGAAGGCGATCAACATTGCAAAGAAATATGGATTTGACATTGCGCCTCTCGATATCAACAAGTCCGGTACCGTCTGGGAGATTAGCGAAGATGGAAAGACACTTATCCAGCCTCTGACTTCAATCAAGGGTTTCGGCGACTCGGCTATCCAGCAGGTTCTCGAACATCGCCCGTTCAACACCGCAGAAGAGTTGCTTTTCAACGAGGAAGTCGTGTATTCCAAGCTGAACAAGAAGTGCTTGGACGCTCTTTGTCGAGGGGGCGCCCTAGATGAACTTATTGATGATCGTTTTACGGGAATGAAACACTTCTGGTCTGCATGCATTGTTGACCGTCCCAAAAACCTCAAGAGATTGGCAGAGAATATCAAAACTTACAGCCCTGAAGGAGACTTCAGTCACGAGGAGATTATTCAGTTTAAGACAGATTTAACTGGAGTCTTCCCCATCAACTTGGTCATAGGAACAGAGAAGATCGAAAAACTTAAGGAGAAGTTTGTTCCACCAATCTCTGAATTCGACCCCGCGTTGACTTTGTGCTGGTTTATTCCTCGAAAGATTATCGAGCGCAAGACCAAGAATGGCAAGTTATATTGGATTGTGGAAGTGATTGATTCAAATAATGAATCAACGAGGATTCGATGCTGGGGCGTTAAGCCACACAAGGATACCATCCGTATTAATCGACCCTATATGGCAAAGCTTAAGTACGATGAGAACTGGGGATTTTCCACATATGCAATTGGCAAAACATTTAGACTATTAGGATAAAACGATGAACGTAATAGTAGACCATAGCGCCCTGTTCAAAAAGGTGGAGTTAGTAGACGATCTCCCTGTTGTCATTCGAGTGAGAAAGTTCACAGAGGACTCCGCAAAGGAATTTTCAGAGCTAATGTGCAAAGCTCAAAACACCGGACAGCCCGTGATACCGGTTATCATCGACAGCTATGGTGGACAAGTCTATAGTTTGATGTCTATGATATCAGATATCCGCCACGCTACTCTCCCCGTGGCCACCATCATTCAGGGAAAGGCAATGAGTTGCGGCGCCATCCTTGCGAGCTTTGGCGACGAAGGGCGCAGATATATGGATCCCGATGCCACCCTTATGATTCACGACGTATCTTCAATGAACTGGGGGAAAGTAGAAGAAGTAAAGGCCTCTGCGGAAGAAACTGAACGCCTCAATAAAAAGGTCTATCGAATGATGGCGAGAAATTGTGGCCACCAGGAAGACTATTTCTTGAAAATTGTACACCAGAAGGGGCACGCTGATTGGTTTTTGGACTATGAAGAGGCCTCGCGCCACAACCTCATCAACCATGCGCACGTTCCGAAGCTGAAAATATATACTAATGTTGAATTTGACTTTGGCTAAACACTACTTATGATATGTCTACCTCTACTCAATTTCGATGGAAGCGATCGCTTAACGGGCTTCGTTTTCTCCACGAAGAGCATGCTATAATATGTGAGGTGGCTAAATCCTCTGGTCCAGAATTTCAAGAATACTATGAGAAGTTCTGTGCCGAACATGGCATCGACATCGCAGAGCTAAATGCTAAACATGCCGAAAGAGTAAGAGAGGCGTATGGGATCGAGGAAAACCTAGGTCAACTTTCTGATGAACAGATAGAAGAGCAGAAAGTATCACCAGCCGAAGAAACCGCAGTTATCAAATTTCAAGGATCTGCTGGCGAAGAAGGGGAGGCTGCTATCGACAAGGAGATGCATGAGACATTCACGCGACTATTTAAGGCTATAGCGACCCATGTTCATCCCGATAAAGCCCGCGATGACTTCACTAGAGACTTATTTGAGGAAGCGTTCAAAGAGGCAAAGCATGCGCTAGACAAGCAGCAGTACTTTAAATTACTAGAAATGGCAGAAGAGCTTGACATTGAGTTGCCAAAGAATTATAATGAACAAATAAGCTGGATGGAAACAGAGCAGAAAAGATTGAGAAACTCAATTCAAAAAGCTACGCAAACATATAACTATCTCTTTTATGATTGTGATTCCGATGATAGGCGAGACAATCTGATTCGCAGTTTCCTCAAACAACTATTTGGTTTTGAAATTCCTCAAAAAAACACTTGACTTTTGATTCCAACTCAGCTATAATAAGAATGAACCAATAAGGAGGGCTTGTGGCCAATACACTAAAAGAGAAACAAAAGTACGTGAAGGAATATATCCGCTCACTTAACGCCATTGAAGAGGCAATGGAGCCATACAAGGAACAACGACGGGAGCTACGTAGCGAGTACCGCGAAAATCGCTGGCTCGACACAGATGAGATCCGAGCAGCAGTCAAAGCTTACCGCTTGTTTAAGGGAAAGATTAACATTGACGAAGTGGTGGACAACTACAACCTTCTTACAAAGGGAGAAGATCAGTGATTCTTGAATATTCAAAGGTTCGCGGCAATGCACGATCGCCTGATCGTGCAAATCCGTCTGATGCTGGGCTTGATTTATTTCACTGTCCGGAAGAGGGCTGTGTCGCTGGCCGCTGGTTGAGACCCGGACAATCGGGACTCTTCCAGACTGGCTTGAGGTTCGGGATTCCACACGGATATATGCTCGAAGTAAAGAACCGTTCAGGTAACGCTGCAAAAAAGCACCTCCTTGTCGGAGCCTGCGTAGTAGACAGTGGCTATGATGGAGAGGTCTTCGTCAACCTTCACAATGTTGGAAAAGAGCCACAATTCATTCACGCAGATATGAAGATCGCACAAGTTGTGCTGATTCCTGTTGTACACTTCCGCGCCATCGAGCGCACTGCCGGCAATCTATATGATTACCCAATGACAATTAGTGAACGAGGCGCCGGGTCTTTAGGGAGCACAGATCAATGATGGATAGTCGTGTTTATATTGAGCATTTTGAGAAGGATTTTTACAAATCTGTATATAGGCGATGGCGCCTAGATTCTGAAAAAGCAGCAAAGGATATTGTAGGAGAAGAGTATGAATCTTTCAGGAGCACCATCTATAAACAACACGGCTTTAGTGTTGTAGAGGAGAAAAGTCGAAAGACTATTGGTGGGTACGACGCGGACTTGGCGATCGAGCGCGACGGCGAAATTATCATCGTTGAAGAAGCAAAGGGACATTATGTAGATTCGTGCTTCCTGCAACGCGCAATTAGCAGTTGTGCAATTGTGGTTGCGCACTGTATATCTGAAAACAAAGAGCCGCCACATTTTGTTTTAAGCTGTCCTACCAAGATGAATAATTATTCAGAAGTGTTCGACCGTCAATGTGCGTTATATCGCGAGGACATTCGCCATTACTTAAAAACAAAGTTTACATATCTTCCAGTGTGTGCCCACGGCCGTGTTGCGCGCCGTAAGTATTACGCTAATGAGGAGAACTGCTTCACTTTGAACGAAGAACTGGTACAGCAACAACTTTCATTTTTAGAGGGCATGAAGAATGATTGATGAGATTTTAACTGGGGATTGCCTCGAACGACTCAAGGAGTTGCCAGATAATTCGATTGACATGGTACTCTGCGACTTGCCGTACGGCACGACTCAATGCAAGTGGGACACTATTATACCTTTTGAGCCTTTATGGGCGGAGTATAATCGAGTGTGTAAGATAAATGCGCCAATGGTCTTCACAGCCTCGCAGCCTTTTACGAGCCAGCTTATAAATTCTAATATTAAAAATTTCAAATATACATGGGTATGGGAAAAGTCAAAGGCAACAGGCTACTTGAATGCAAAACGCATGCCAATGAGAGCCCATGAGGATGTCTGTGTATTTTATCGCAAGCCTCCGGTATACAATCCGCGTATGCGGCAAGGCACCCCCTACAACAAGGGCCGCGCCCATCGCCCTACTGAAGTGTATGGTTCTCAAGTCTCTACCTTGGTGAAGAATGATACAGGTCTGCGGTATCCAAGAACTGTAGTATACTTTAAGACAGCAGAATCGGAAGGTAAGGTTCTTCACCCTACTCAAAAGCCGGTTGAATTGTTTAAATATTTAATCGAAACTTATTCTAACGAAGGCGATGTTATTTTAGACTCGTGCATAGGCGTTGGTACGACGGCACTGGCAGCTATACAGAGCGATCGCCACTATATTGGTATTGAACTGGATCCAAAGTATGTTTCCATAACCAATCACCGAATTAAAGAATTGAAGGAAAGCAAATGAATAAAGCAACGCAAAAGACAATGTTTAGCTCTGCCACTGGCAAATGGTCGACACCCCAAGAATTTTTCGACAAACTAAATTGGAGATTTGGACCCTTTAGTCTTGATCCGTGTGCGTCAGAAGAAAACACAAAGTGTGCAAAATTCTTCACAGAAGCAGACGACGGGCTTACCAAGGATTGGACAGGGCATACGGCTTTTGTTAATCCCCCATATGGCCGCGGTATTGATCAGTGGATTCAGAAGGCTTATGAATCAGCCGAAGCCGACGCAGACACCAAGGTCGTTATGTTGATTCCGGCACGAACCGATACCAAGTATTGGCATGACTATGTGATGAAGGCAGAGTATGTCTATTTCATTAAGGGCCGCCTCAAGTTTGGTGATAGCAAGAATTGTGCGCCATTCCCATCTGCCGTGGTGGTATTCCGCAAGCACCCCACGTGGGCGCTGGGTGCTCTTCCATCGATGGGAGTACTAACACGATGAATCGAAAACAGCGCAGGACAGCGGATGCGAAGCGCCGAAAGGCAGATAGCCAGCAAATGATGGAGGACAAGTTGATGATGTTTGGACACTTGCCAGAGAGTTGCTCCGTTTGTTCAGCGTCTTTCGATAAGTCGGACCGAGAGATGGTCTTTTCTTGGAAGGTGGTGGTTCGAGAAGAAAAAGAGTCAGTTACACTATTCTGCCCAGATTGTATTAAAAAAACACAGGAGGCATTAGCCAATGCCAGTTAACAGGATTTCCGAGAACGCTTTACGAAAGCTTATCAAGGGGCATATCGACCAAGAAGCTCTTTGTGTCATAAAGTTTTACTCCAATGGGTGTGACTATTGTTCAGCACTGCATGATCGCTACGTGGAGTTATCCGACTCGAACGAAGAACAGTCCGTACATTTCTTTGCATTTAACGTAGACGACGCCAACAATCTAGACTCTCTTATTAAAATAAACGGAGTCCCGACGATTGCTAGTGTGAAAACTGGGCTTATAAAGCCCCGCGTGAGAATTTTAAAAGATCCCAAGCCTCCTCATGAGAATACTTGGTATCACTCTGGGGATATTGAAGAATTTATCCAGCGAGGAAAGTCATGAGAGAGGGTGAACCAAAGAGAACGCGATCGACCGACTTCATAAGAACGGAAGATGGTAAGATCTATCTACCTCGACCAAAGGGCTGGATGCACGGAATGGGATTGCAGAGCCTATTTAGAAAAACCCTTAACGAACAGATCCATATAGCATCACCAGAATACTGGGAGACACTAAAGAAAGACAACAAGATGCTAACATTGCTAATGATATCCGATACAGAACACAAAGTGATTGTAAAACCCTAACGCAAAGCAACCCCCGAGGACACAGACAGTAAGTGGGAAACAGAAAGCAAGATACAAGAGGAGCCGTCATGAATGAAATAGAGAAAGTTAGAGATGAACTCGGAGACGAAAAAGCTAAAAGACTCAATCAGTTAAGAGAATACTCAAAAGCGATAGTAAACATGTCTTTGTGCAGAGATCTGCAGGGGAAGAAAGCTCTAGCCGATTGTTTAAACGAAGTCAACGAGATATTGGCTGAAGCGGGATTGGTGTCAAACAGATGAATCCTCTTATTAAATCTGGAGACTTGGTGAAACACAAGGCAACTTGGCACGACTATGGAGTTGGACTCGTTATTTGCAAAACAGGAGAGATCAATACGTGGGGAATGAGACACGATCCAGACGAGCACATGAGATGGTGGGTTCTTTGGACAAGCTCGCCCAGCAAGCCAGAACCTAACGGATATTCTATAACTTACGAAACGGACGTTACAATCGTCCATGCTGCATAAAATAAAGGAAGCACAATGAGAAGAGGACCAGCAGACAGACAGAGGCGCCGAGAGGCCGCCGAGGGGAGAGCCTTTGAGCGCTCAAACCGCACCGCACAACAGCAACTAGATAAGCTAGATGCGCTCCTCGGAGAAGGTGCAGGCGCCGTTAAAGAACGCGCGCGCCTTGAAAAACAACTCCGAGACTAAAGAGAGGTACAATTCATGAGTACAGCAAGACAACAATTCGTAGAAGTAGCCTTAATGAAGTTACGAGCGGAACTATTAGAACATAAGGCTATCATTGATGCTTATTTAGAGAGGCCGCTATCTTCTATTAAAGACGAAGTTTATTTTAATGACATCGTAGAGCATGCCAAAGCAGTGGCTCTCTTGGAACACACCTACAGAATAGTGCAAACTACATACTTACCGCCACCGGTCGCCCCGCCAGCACCGATTCCCTCTGACCCCACGGCAAAGGAAGCTGCCATCACCGAAGAAGACTTGGCGGCAAGGTCGCCAACTTTCCGAAAATCACAGAAGACCAAAAAGAAGAAAAAGGCAGACAAATGAACAGGGCCCTGTCGTACGATGATGTACTCCTGGTTCCCCAGTATTCGGACATCGACTCTCGCACGGAGATTGATATTGGCACCGATTTAGGAAAGAATATCAAGCTAACGTTGCCTATTATTGCTTCGCCGATGGATACTATCACGGGCACTCGCATGGCGCTAGCCATGGCGACTGCCGGCGGTACAGGTGTGGTTCACCGCTACAATACCCCCGCTTCCCAATGTGAACAAATACACCAGCTTATGTTAGAAACAGGGGCTGTCCCCCAAATTGGTGCGGCGATTGGGGTTAATGGAGACTATTTGGAGAGAGCACGCCAGTTGATCGCCGCCGGCGCCGGCTTTTTCTGTGTTGATGTAGCTCACGGTCATCATGCGATGGTGAAACGCGCGCTTCAGAAACTTCGAAATGAGTTTGGCGATAGTGTACACATCATGGCAGGAAATGTCGCAACTCTCCAAGGGGTCAACGATCTCGCGGATTGGGGTGCAGATAGTGTGCGCTGTAATATTGGTGGTGGTTCTATTTGTTCCACACGAATTCAGACCGGCCACGGCTTACCCGGCTTACAGACAATCTTCGAGTGCGCCAAGACCGACCGTGATGTAAAGATCATCGCTGACGGTGGCATTAAGAACTCTGGTGATATGGTGAAAGCCTTGGCTGCCGGCGCAGATGCAGTGATGGTCGGCTCTTTGCTCTCGGGCACGGACGAAACTCCAGGACCACTACAGAGGAGCCCCGATGGAACACAATGGAAAGCTTACAGGGGAATGGCCAGCAAAGAGGCACAGATTTGTTGGCGAGGTAAATACTCTTCGTTTGAGGGAGTTGCAACGCGTGTTCCGTACCGCGGACCTGTGGGTGCAGTATTGGAAGATATTGAGAGAGGAATTCGTTCTGGACTATCTTATTCAGGCGCCCGAACGATTGTGGAACTCCAGGCTAAAGCCCAATTTGTAAGACAGACTACATCAGGATTGAGCGAGAGTAGGACACATATCCTGTCGAGGAGTTGGTGATGAGCGATGAAGGTGAAGCAGACTATGGTAAGCTCAATAAGCGCGTGGTATTTTCAGACAACGAACATCGTCACGCCAAGCTTGTTCTTAAACTCAAACACGATGGGTTTAAACAGGGGCAATTCTTTAGAGCAATCATTACCGGCTACATTAATGACGATCCCGTGTTGCAACAGTTTGTTGACGAAGTGAAAGAGCAGTCTCCGAGGATTAAAAAGAAATCTCGCCGCCTCCGCGATCAAGGAGAAGCGACAATGAACGAACTCGGCTTTAACGAAGGTGATATAGAAAACATATTTGACCTTATTGAGCAAGAGCACCCGGACTTATGAAAAAGAATGACGGACTCACAGAATGCGCCCGCTGTTGCCGAAAGAATCTCTTAAATTGCCCACTCACAGAATGTAAAATGTGGATTAATTATGAAAAAGATAGCAATTGCACATTGGTGGCTATTTATAACAATGATCAAAAACCTATGACCTTAAGACAGATTGCAGAGCGTTTAGGAATCTCTTTTGCGAGAGTAAAACAGATTGAAACCAAGGCGTTCGCGAAACTTAAAAAACATCTAGTTGAGAAACCTTATTAAGTTTTAGGCACATTGACATTTGTACTACTATTTATTGATGAGTTTATGTAAATAAACAAGGAGATTTTATAATGGCTCGTAAGACTTTGTTAACCGAGAGCGAACTTCGCCGCTTCATGAAGCTCGCTGATATGCGCCCCGTAGGGGAAAAAAGAATTCAAGAAATGGGAGCGCCGCCTTATCCCGGTGCTCGCGATGAAGAAGAAGAAGTAGAGGCCGAGGTAGAACTCGGACCTGCGGATGACGTGCCTATGGGCGAACCAATGGACGAGCCAATGGACGAGCCAATGGAGGAACCTATGGACGAGCCAATGGACGAGCCAATGGACGACATGTCCGTTGAAGCAGACCCAGCGGTGGAAGCTAAATTTGCCGAGTTTATGACGCAAGTGGCAGCAGTCGCTCAAGAAGTCCTCGGCATCGAGGTCGATGTTGAAGAAGCTCCAGCAGCCGGAGACGAACTCGGCGGAGAAGAAGACATAGAAATGGACGCTGCAGCAGTAGAAATGGAGCCAATGGGCGATCTCCCGGGAGAGGCCGAAGAAGGAGGTGAAGAACTTGAATTTGGCTCAGAAGAAGAAGAAGACCCAGAGGCTGCAATGGTCGCTGAAGTCGCTCGACGCGTTGCTGTGCGCCTCCAAAGAGAGGGGCGCAAAGCAGAAGTTGTCGACCAACTAGCCGAAAGAATCATGAAGAGGCTCACAAAATAGTTGACAAAATAATACGAGAGTGTTAAGATATAACCATCGACCTCTTAAGGCGATGGTTATTTTTTTATAGAGAATTATGAATTATTTATTAATGACGCTGGTCTTTATCTTTGGGTATTTGACCTGCAAGGTATTTTATTATCTCAAATCAGCAAGACTTAGTATTCAGCTTATACAGATGTCAAATCTTGTTTCGCTCTTTCTTTTAACTCGCGCTTTGGAGAATTTTGAACATTCTCGAGTTCTTTGCCTTAAAGACTTACGAGAAAAAGATATCTCCGAACGCAATTTGAAGATTTATGAAGAGAATTTAGATTTAGAAATTGAATTATTTAAGAAGCGCTCAATATCGCTGCTTTTGGAGGTTCATCCGGATTTTTTCCAAGGAGTGGTTCCCTATACTGACTGGAGTTCTGCAATGAATTATTTAGAATCCAATAGAAATGTCATCATGAGCACCTATTTAGAAAAGTAACAAGTAGCAAGGAAGGGGTTGCATTATGATTAAAAAGATAAAAAAGCTGATATCCAACGAAGAGGCTCAAAAACACCCACCAGCCCCAACACAGAAAAGAGAGCCCGACTTACGCACCATAGGACTATTTGCCGAGGTTTCATCCGAGAAGATTGCCGAGGTTAGCCACGCGTTGCTATACCTTAATGAACTCAATCACATGAATGAGGATCCTCGCACTCATCGCCCTATCTTATTTTATATCTCCACTTATGGGGGTAATGCTGACGATATGTTTGCGCTGTACGATCTTATGCGCGCCATTCGCAGTGAAACAGAGATACACACGTGTGGGCTCGGAAAGGTTATGTCTGCTGGAGTTTTGATACTCGCCGCCGGCACAAAAGGAAGCCGCTTTATCGGGAAGAACTGCCGAGTCATGATTCATTCTGTGATGGGCGGTAATGCTGGTAGCTTGCATGATATGATGAATGAGATGGACGCAATAGAAAATCTTCAACAGATGTACATCAACTGCTTGGTTGCGGAAACAAAATTAACCGAGACTAAGCTTAAAAAAATGCTGGAACGCAAGGTTAACATCTATTTATCTGCAGAAGAAGCGGTTGAGTATGGTATCGCCGACCACATAATTTAAAGAGGACTAATATGTCAGACTTACATAAGATTTTACAAGAAGAGTACGAAAAGAAGCTCACTCTTTCCCCTCACCTCTTGATGGAGATGATCGGGGAAATGATGGACGAGATGACCGCGCATGCTCTGTCCCCCTCTCCAATTGAGGAAGAAGCTTCTAACCAATCAACTCGCACTTATCATGTATCAGAAATTCCCATGATCCCGATTTCAGAATTGGGGTGGGCTAATGCTGACGATGACGCCGCCAATGATGACCCGAGTGTACCACCCTCTCAGCGCGCAGGCCTGGAGCAGTATTTAAGAAACATTCCTGGTACCGGATTTGACGATAAGCTTAATGCAGTTTCTGATATTATGAAGGAAGGGATCAACTCACTTCCTAAAGATAATCCTCGTGAGTTCATCCAGCAGGCCATGGCCTTCTTGGTGTTCTATAAGACCCTTACAATGGCAATTACCAACTTCAATGCATCTGCTGCAGGCTTTAACTTTGAAGCTTTCCTGGCAGCATTGATGGATGGAAAACAGATCCCAGCCTCTGGCGCCAATACAATTGCTGATATTACAGCAAACGTCGATGGAGAGCGCGTACCAATCAGTCTCAAACTTTATAACGATGCCGGACTTGAGGTCGGCGGTAGTTTTGTAGATTTGAGTAACGATATGATCGTGCCTAACCCAGCCTGGGAGGCCTGGGTGGCGTCCAATCCGGAGTTCGAAGGCGGCGCCATGCGCTATATTGCATGTACAAAGCAGTTATCAGGTGACGGAGTGGAACAAGAAGGGGTTATCAACTTTTATGAGTTTGATATCACACGTTCAAATCTCTTTGAACTTCTCTCTAATGCCGGCCAAAAAGGCCAGAAATGCATTCTTTCTAACCGCGCCTTTATGAGCGCCCTTACGCGCTACATGGAGACTGGAGAAGAGACTGAAGCACTTGAGTGGGCGGCTAACATTCCAGCCCGAAGCGATACTAGTGATTCGGCAGAGATGTCAACGATGTGGTCGAACTGGCTCGACAAAACACCCCTTGAGGGATTGCAAGAATTCGGAGTAGATGATTCTCAAATCGAGGCTATAAAAGATGCGATACTCCGCTTATATATCGATACTATCGAGAGAGAACAAAAAGCCCTCCGACTTGGCACACCCTCGCAAATTAAGGGAGCAATACTCTCTGTGATTAATCCTGAACTTAAAACCAGTTCGCGACACCCCGAGGTGGAGAAGACAAAACAAATAGCAGCATTGTTTATAGATCTTTTTAATCAATTTAAGAAACAAGAGATAAAATCCCGAGATGCGCGCTCAAACTTCCTTAATAGCGTTGAGGAGTGGGCGACTGGAAACGAAGTAGTAGAGTGGTACAATGCCCTAACTCCAGAACTGAAGGCTGTTGCCATCAAGAATTCAAGAGGATATCTATCCAACTCTCACTGGGTGGTCCCACGCGGCGCCACCATTAGACTGGGAGGTGGCGAGCCTTTCGCGATGCTTCAAATTGGCGCCAAGTATGTGGTACAAGTGTTGGAGACAGCCCGCGGCGAACTGATAGACGAGGTGTTCGGCATCTTTGACGAGATGGCAAAAATGTCAGCCAAGCTAAATTCATTCTTTGCAAACGGACTCCAGGCTCCAGAAGAAGCCGAGGCAGGCGCCGAAGCCGGCGAAGCTGCCGCAGAGAAAGCTCGTCACGTTGCTGGCGTAGACGAATAAATTAAATAAAGTGCTTGACAAATCCCTGTCAGGCGATTATAATAATAATATAACTGCACAACTACGAGGTATTAATGAGCAGAGCTTACGATGATAATCAAACTTTACAGCAAAAGATTATCAATGGCGCCAATGTCCTAGCGGACAATGTGGCGTCCACTTTGGGACCAAGAGGCCGAAACGTGTTACTCAAAGAGAAGGACCAACAGCCCTTCATCACGAAGGACGGTGTAACGGTCGCCTACTTTGTTGCACTAGATGATCCTTTCGAGAATGCTGGTGCTCAAATTATTCGCCAAGCTGCTATTGAAACTAATAATACTGCCGGCGATGGCACCACCACATCTACGGTGCTTGCCCGGGCTATCTTGCGAGAATCACAGCGATTTATCGCATCAGGTGTTTCCCCGATTGAGCTACAGCGCGGAATTGACCGCGCTACGCAAGAAGTGGTCGCTAATCTCGAAAAGATGGCAAAGCCCATTACCAGTACGGAAGATATCGAACACATCGCGACTATCTCTGCCAACAATGATAAAACCATTGGGCACCTCATTGCACTTGCTGTTGATCGAGTCGGACAAGATGGCTCCATAACTATTGAAGAGTCGCGCTCTCATGATACAACTTTAGATGTCACAGAAGGCTTTAAGATTAATGCAGGTTACTGCGCCGGCGCCTTTATAACAGACGAACGACGAGCTACCATGCACCAT